TGTCACCATCAACAATACGCTCTAATGTAGCATTATAAACAAACGCATCAGGTGATTTTGCCATTATTTTTTAGAAGTTTTTTTCACTCTTTTTGTAGTCCAAGCTTCATCTACATCTGGTGTAGACTTATCATCAGCTACATAATGGCCTTTTTTGTTACGAGCTCTAACTTTTACTTCTTCTGTGTTAGTTAAATTACCCCATAATCTTTTTAAAAAACTCATTTTACTCTCCTTTATCTTTAGCTTTTAAAACATTTAATGCACACCAATCTATTATTTTGTATAAGTAACTAAACCAGTGATCATCTTTAGGTGTAGGTGTAATAGCTGCTATTACAGATGCTATAGATATTATTGCCGTCACCCATATTAATATATTAATTATTGTCATTTTTTTTCTCCTCTTTAATATTATCAGTTTGTTCTTTCATACTGTCTTGTAAAGCCTGTTGATAGGTAGTTAGACTAGGCATAAGTTGTTCTATTTCAAACTGATATTGGTTTATTTTCTTAGTCAAGCTTTGTATATGAGCTTGAAATCTTTTTTGTTCAGGAGTAAATTCTACCTCAACGTTTTCTTTTTTTTCGGCCTTTGCCATTATTGCACCTCCTGGGGTGTAGTTGTTTGCACATCCCAACAGTTTAAGTTGGATGCGATTGTTCGTCTTTCACCTTCGCCTTTGAAGGGATAGACCATGTGTTGTAACCAAGAAGGAAAAATAAGTAACTTACCTACTTCTGGGGTCATAACAAATGATTGAGCTGGTTTTAATCTTTGTCCGTCAAGAACAGATACTTGACCATATTGAAAAGCAATACAACCGTCAGAGTGTCCGCTTTCGTTATAAAGAGAGTAGGTAGGCGTGTTTGCTGTTGCATTTGCACCTATTTGAGAGGGTACTTTAGTCCAAGCTGTTGTAGATATACCCATTAATGTTTTAGTGCCATGATCATGTATGGGATTATAATCGCCGTCATAACTATGTACTGACCAAGTTTCGTCTATTTCTACTCGTTTTCCACACTTAAGAGAATTACCTGTCCTAGCAAAATAATTAATATACTCAGCACCAAGGTCACAGATAAAATAGTTATATTCAAGCAATCTTTTATCATTATGATCTAGTAATAGTTGTTCTCCTTTGTGTATTTGTCCTACTAAAGTTTTAGCTAATGATTCTTTGTGTTTACTTTCTCTGTATTCATCCATATAGTCATTAACATCATCAATCATTTCTTGCGGCATTTGTGTCTCTAATACGTAAACCGCAGGCATATTGTGTATTTGAAAAGGATGTTCGTTCATAATTAACTAGGAACATTAAAATCTTTATCTGGTGTGCTTAATGTTGGTGGATTAGTAATAACGCTATCTACTTGACTAGCAAATACTATGTCCCAATGTGATACAGGACATATAGCTACCAGGTCAGCGTTAGTCCAACTACTTTTAGCTTTTAGTGTAAAGTTTGCATTTCCATCTTCATCAAGTTGACTTATCGTTTTTGAAAAATCAGAAGTATAATAAGTGCTATCGCCTTCATTATCATTTTCGTATTTCATAGTTATATCCCATTTATCAACCTTATTACTACTATTAATGTATGGGGTACAACTAGTTATAGTTTTTGTTACTGCCATTTTATTCTCCTTTCAAATTTGTTATTTCAGTTTTTAGTTCTTCTACTGTTGTAGATAGCTCTTTCACTGCATTTATAAGTATAGGTATAAACTTTTCATAAGTTAAAGAATATTGTCCATCTTCACCTTTTTGTGTAACTATATTCGTTTTATTTTCTACTTTATAACCATACTCTCTTTCTATTTCTTCTACATCTTGTGCTAAAAGACCACCTATTAATTGTGGTTTTTTATGTGTTCCATTTGGCGTTACACTTAAATCTTTACTATAAGATGACCTTTTATCCCATCTATAAGTTACTGGATTTAATTGATTTACAAAACTTAATCCCATGTTTAAAGATTCAACATCTGTTTTATCTCTGGCATCAGAAGAAACTGTTAGTGCTTGATTACATTTAAAACTGTCAATAGCATCATCACCTAAAACAATTCTATTACTAGCAGTAGTAACAGTTTCGGGTGAACCACTACGACCAGCTAATCTACCAAGTAGAATATTATTTGAACCAGTCGTTAATGATTGTCCTGCTAATCTACCCAAAGTTGTATTGTTAGAGCCTGTTGTCAAATCTTCCGCAGACTCAGAACCAATTATTGTGTTTTGATCTCCAGTTGTAAGATTTGTGGCTGCCGCACGACCTAAACCTGTATTATTAGAACCAGTTGTTACGGCATCAAAAACATTTGCACCTATAGCTACATTGCTGGAACCAGTAGTACAATTTTTTAAAGCACTATGTCCAACAGCTACGCCACTAGCACCTGATGTATTTTCGGATAAAGCATATCTACCTACAGCAGTGTTGTCGTCACCTGTGCAATCTTTTAAAGCCTCAGACCCAACAGCAACACATGAATCAGCACCAGTAGAGAGTTCCATAGCTTCATAACCTACTGCTACATTTGCATCTTGATTGCTACTTTTAAGAGCCTGAAAACCAATAGATACATTAAAATCGCCAGTTGTATTTGATAGCATAGATTCAGAACCCGCAGCAGTATTTCTAGCACCTGTTGTATTAGCACCCATACAAGATTCGCCAACAGCAACATTAGAGTTAGCAGTCGTATTTGCATCAAGTGCACCTGAGCCAACTGCTGTATTTGAAGCACCTGTAGTGTTTTCTGTTAAAGATTTATGTCCTACTGCTGTATTATCGTTAGCCGTTGTATTTGCATCAAGAGCATTTACACCTATTGCAGTATTATTATCGCCTGTAGTGTTAGCAACCATAGATGATTTACCAACCGCGGTGTTTTCAGCTCCAGTTGTATTAGCTGATAAAGACAAATATCCTATTCCTGTATTATTTGATGCTGTGGTATTAGCATCTAGTGCAGCACCACCTAAAGCTACATTTTGAGCACCAGTTGTGTTTACTCTTAAAGCTGAAGCACCAACTGCTGTGTTATTACTCGCTGTTGTATTTTTATTTAACGCTTTAAATCCAATACCTGTATTTGCATCAGCAGTTGTATTTTCTTCTAATGCTGCTAACCCTATGCCTGTATTAGAATGACCGTCTGTATTTGATTTAAGTGAAGACTCACCAACAGCAGTATTATTTGAAGCTGTAGTGTTAGCTTCTAAAGAACTTTTACCTACCGCAACATTTGAAGCACCTGTGGTGTTTGCTGTTAAAGAAAAATACCCAACTCCAACATTATTACTCGCTGTGGTGTTAGCCACAAGTGCACCATTACCAACAGCTACATTTTTAGCACCTGTTGTATTAGCACCTAAAGCACCACCATATGAAGAACCATCACCCCCACCAATAGCTACATTTTCACTAGCAGTAGTGTTTTGATTTAAAGCTGCATAACCTATAGCTGTGTTAAACTGTCCTGTTGAATTAGTAGCTAAACTAAAAGAACCTATAGATGTGTTATTAATTGCAGTTGTGTTTGCTGTTAGTGCATTTTTACCTATACCAACATTGTAATCACCCGAAGTTAATGCAGCAAAAACACTATCACCTAAACCTGTATTTCCGATAGCACTTGATAAAGTTCCTGTACTTGCGTTTTGACTAATTAAAATACTGTCAGTAAAGTTTGTAGTATCAGCTAGAATATCTATACCATTTAAAGTGCTACTAAAAGTTATAGCTCCGTCTACTTGTAAAGTAGAAGCCATATCTACAGCTCCATCTATATCAACTGCATCTAAGTTGGCTGTACCATCAACATCTAAATCGCTTGATACATTTAATGATGATGTTGTAGTAGTACCAGCTAAGTTTAAATCAGTAAATGCATCAACCATGGCAGCACCAGAACCTGCTCCGTCTGAATAAATAGCTTTTACATGACCATTAGGTATGGTAATACTTGCACCACTACCTTGTGAAATAATTATATTTTGTGAGCCAGATGTACCATTTTCTATAAACCAAAGTTTAGATACTGTGTTTGGTCCTATAGTAATAGTACAAGCTGAATCTAATGTGCCTGTGTATTTAAGATAAATTGATCTACCTGGATCTGTTGATCCGTCTGCTATAGTTGTAGTATGAGTGTCTGCATTTGTGGTGATTGCCTCTGTACCAAAGCTAAAAGCCTCTGCAATTAACTCTAAATTAGTGTTCGTAGAAGTCCCCCAGGTACCCGATTCGTCACCTGTAGCTATTTCTTTTAACCTTAAATCATTTACATAAGTTGCCATATTTTATGCTACCTCTTCCCAATTTGGGGTTTGTGTTTCATTAATTTCAGCAAAGGATGAACTTTGGTCAGTATTTATATTAGCATAATTTTTTGTTTGTGTATCATCTATTAACGACCAGATCAATACTTTACCAACCTCTCCTGTCCCAGATACACCAATTAAAGTAACATTAGCTTTAGAAATAGTTGTTACAGATCCAACATTACCAGTAGCAGTAACGCCATCAATATTAAATCGAGCGTTGTGATGAACGGTTAAAGATCCTACGGCAGATGTAGCTGCAAGGCCTGAAATCACTACATTTGCCTCACCATCAACATCTACGCTGACACTACCTAGTGTAGCTACAGCACTAGGAGCATTTGCAACAGCATCACCATTTACACCTACACCGCCAACTGCAGAAGTACCTACTTGTGAACTTAGAGTAACATTTGCTTTAGCAACTACCGATATAGTGCCTAAAGCACTTGTTGCAAGTTGAGACGATAGTGTTTGATTTGCTTTTCCTACAATTAATAGTGTGCCAAGAGCACTTGTAGCTGTTTGTCCCGTAGGGGTTACATTAGCCTCTGCATCAGTAGATATAGTCCCTAAAGCAGAAGTACCAGCAACGCCAGATACATTAACACTTATTGAAACTGAAGCAGGCTGACCCCAAGGGCCTATACCCCAGCCAGCACGACCCCAGCCGACAGACATTTTTTAAGCTATTCTTATAATAGCTGTACTAGCTGCTGCTGCTGGGAAAACTATTGTAAAATCACCTGCAGTTGATGTTTTATCACCACCAAAGTCAATTGTAGCTACAGATTTATTACTGTCACTAGAGTTGTAAATCATACAACCTCTAGCAGTAATTGTAGCAGTACCAAAGGTTAAATCAGCAAAATCAGTAAAACCTGTCGTGCCACTTGAAGTAGGATCTACTCTTGTTAAATTACTACCGCCAGATGTGTAGTTAGTACCACTTGCTTGTCCTGTTGTAGTAAATGCAGTAGTGGTAGCACCTAAAGTAGCTGAGCTTGTATATAAAGCTAGTTTAAAAGTATCTCCGCCTGAGTTTTTGAAGTTATGCACTGCTTCAAGAAGTTCTTTCTTGAAACTTGTGGTTAATGTTGATGTAATAGCCATATTAAATCCTTTTAATTATATCTGCTAACTCCGTATCACCAGACTTTACAAAGTCTTGTATCAAAGTAGCTTTATAAGATTTTATAGCATTTTTTATATAAATCAAACAAACTTGATAAATAGCGTCTCTATAAGCTTTTGCTTGCTCTTTAATATATGGATCTTCGCTTTCGCTAGTGCTAACTATTTTTTCTGTAAGTCTTTCTGCCCAAAACTCTGGGGGATGTCCACCATAATTACTTGTTTTAGCCTCTATAAGGCCTAATCCAGGCATACCTGCTGGTGTGATTTCATCTACCATTTTTTTGGCTCTGGTGGTTTCAAATGTGAATCATGCCTATCTATCAAGACAGGTTCTTGTTTCTTTTTGACAATATCTAAAGTATCGATCCTTTCTAATTTAATACCGTCTTCACCAACCAAAATAATGTAAGGATTTTTTAGCCTATGGTATCCATACAATTTTTGCTCAGCTGGTACATCTGTATCTAATAAACCTGAACTATGTGCAACTTCTACTTGCATACCTGCTGATATACATTTACTTAACCAAAACTCTACACATCCTCTGCCTGCCTCTGCAAAGTGTAAATTACCTTTGTAACTAAAATCTATACCAAACATCTTAAGATTAGCTACCTCATTCCAATATGCAAAGGCTACTGCGTATGCAACCGTATTGTTTAAATAGTGGCAGTTTGAATATTGCACAACTTCTTCTAAAGGATACTCTACAAGACCTGGGCAACGATCATCTAATTCACATGTATATATTGGACCCTCATGTTCTTGTAACATATCAGCCATACTTTTGGTTTGACCACCAGCATCATCTGTATCTAAAAACCTTGAGGCTGGATCCATCATAAATACTCTATCGTGATATATGACTGATGCTACGCCATTTATGGCCCACACTTCATCAAAATGTACCCCATGTGATTTAGCTAAATTATAATCAAACCAGCTTTTACCCATACCTACTATAGCAACTGATTTGCCTTTAAGACTTTCTATTTGTTTCATTTATTTTAAGATACCGTTGTCCTCAAAGAATCGTAACGGTATTCATCCCTCCTTCCGCGAGCTTCAGCAAGGTTTTTCAACCTAGATATTTCATTTGCAAAGCGTTGCTCGTATTGCTGTGTCAAATCGTTTTCACCTTTCATAAATATGTATGCTTCAACTAAACTACCGTATAACAAAGCATTACGTGCATTATTAGATAGCCAAGTACCTGTAGTGTCTGTAACTAAAGAGTTTGGCTTAAATAGGTAATGTAGCTCAACATTATAATCTGCATCAGGTACAGGGCTTACAATCAACGTAGAGCCGTTGTTTGATGCAGTAGATAAATCTTTGTCAAAATCAGCGTAATATAAAGGTAGACCTCTCAAAGTAGAGTCTGTTGGATCTTCTATATATTCACGCATAAAAGTGACGTGTTTTTTATCTAAGTAATGATAATCACCACCAGAATCTATAACTGCTAAAGAAAAACTTGTTTGATAATCAGTAGGTGCAGTCAAGTATGTGTTACCTGTTGTTAAAGTACCTGTAACATTTTTTCTAAAATAATCAAATTGTATTAACTCAAATATTCTTTCTTCTGCATTTTTAATAAAATCATCTAATGAATTTACAAAAGTTGTTTCTGTGTTTTCAGTGTAGTTTTGTATTAGAGTTTTTAGTTCTGCTAATGTCATGATGTAACTATTGTAACCTCGCCAACGCTAGCTGTCATCTTAGCTACTTCAAAGTTTTCTGGTAGTGTGGATGGATTTAAATAATCAGGTTTAAATATATTAGAATTGACCACTACAACAAAACCTCCACCTTCTTCTTGATCGTTGTTAGGTCTTGGTTTGTATAGTGCCTCTGGATCAGCTTTAGCTCTTAATGGTTCTAATTGCGGATGTTTAGGTTCATAACAGTTGGGACAAACTTTTAAACCATTCCATTCTTCTTTTAATTCTAGTAATTTATACTCAAACCCGCATCTATCACATAAAGCTTTTGCAAATTTACCAGTAGCATAAGCCATTACATCATCCTAATACTGGGTCTTATGTTAAAAGAGGCTCTATCTTCGTCCTGGTCAGCTGCTCTCCTAAATTCTTCTTCATATAAAGCTTTGAGTTGTGCAGTTCTCTCTGGTGCTCTTTTTAGTGATATGTAATAAGCTAAGCCTGCTGCAAAACAAGGAAAAAACCTAAACGGCATATCCATAGTATTTGTTGCTTTATCCGCATCATCCATTCTTACTATTTTATTAAATACAAGTATATCTGTAGAGTTTTCTGGTGCAGGCCATATTTTTAGTGTGGGTGTCGATAGTTTATCTAAAAAGAATTGTGAAGGCCTAGCTTTAGTGGTTTTATTTGGAATATTTATATATTCAGACCTACTAACTCTATTCATACTAATATCTGTTTGTGTTTGATTAATTGTTCTACGTAGAACAACGTCTAAAATATCTATTATATTTGCATTTAAAGAATAATCAGTTGTGCCTTCTGTTACTGTTTGTGTAGCTTGCTCTATAGTCCACTGGTTTAATCCTCTGTTTGCCCATTCAGCTAACATAAGATTTATAGACCTGCGTGCAGTTTTCAAATCATAACCAGTGCGTAATTCTAAACCACATCTTTCAAAGGCTTCCTCAACAAACTCTGCTACATTTGGCTCAAAATTTGTACTACCTGATAATGCCATAATCAATCCTCATATAAATTATCAAAAGTTATTGACGGATCAAGATAACTTTCATGTCCTTCTGCTGAGTGTAACCACTGAGAAGGTTTAAACTGAGGTGGTCCTTCACCTGTAACCCAAAGTGCTGGACTTGTTGCCCTGACTCTATTGTTAGGTAAGGCAACAAAATTACCTTTCCACTCACAGTCCTCAGTTATATATAATACATGACTTTGTTTATGTTGTGCAGGATCATCTGCAATATCTGTATTTGTGTAATCAACCGTAAAAAGATACTTTGCTTGATAAAAGCCACCATCTATTTTAGCAATCCAAGGAGAAGAACTAACTCTATCCATAGTAACAACACTATGATCTCT